CGCCACTGCGATGATCGACAGGGGATTCATGCGACGCTCGGATGCATCGGGCCGCCCTCGTCCCAGGGCAGGTGTTTCATCTCTAATGGCTCACTCCACCCTTCTGCTGGCGTGTTTCGGAGTCGTAGTTGGCAACGCTTCAAGCGGCCGTACTCGCCTCTGAAAACTACCAGGTGGAACTCTTGCCCAGTTTCGTGGCTGTATCCGGTCAGCACCTCGTAGGTGATGATGTTTGGTGTGGTCATTTGTGGCCGCCTCCAACGGCTGATTTCACCTTAGCGCTTCTTTCGGCGCTTGTGGGGGATTTGTAATCTTTCAATCTTTCGCACCATTTTCATGGGGATGACCAGCACATTGTCCACATCCCCGTCATCGGCACAGGTCTGCACCAAGATCATGTGTTTGGCGTTCGGTACTCGATGCCAGTGACCAACGCTGTACACCACCTGAGGCTCGTCATTGATTTCGCTCAGGGCTTTCCAGCCATCGTTGCTGTGTACGTATGCGTCATGCCAAGTGACGCGCACTAGGGGGGCTTTGGTTAGTCCAGCCATATGACGTACTCTGCCGCAACCCTGCCACGTACCGGGTCAATGAAATGCAGACGCTGGCTGGGGGTGCCTGTGGCCGCAACGAACTCCCTGGCGTATTCGTTATGTGACTCTGGCGAACCTGTCACGAATATGCGGCCAGCGTTGCTCATGGTCAGGCTCATGGGTGTATGCCAGTGGCCCATGTAGCAGTCGGTAAACGGCTCGATGACTCCTGATGCCCAAGCGTTGACTTTTCGCAGAATGCCGAATGCTGGCGTGTTGCCGCCAAATGACTTGATTTCGTCGCCATGCACCAACAGGCCTCGATAGTTGCCAATCGTAAATATCTGATACCAGTTGTCTGATTCTTGCCATTCTTTCGTGGCGTAGCCAATCTGGTTGCGCGCGATCTGGTAGGCGATGCGGTCGATATTGTCCGATGCTGCCAAGTCGCCCCGGCGACCGATGCGGCCGTGATTGCCGTACTCACATACCACGCGCACAGTCTTGAAATTGTGCTTGAGTCGCAGCACCACACTGGTAATGATTTGCGATACTTCAAAGAGCTGTTCGTAAAGCAGGCTGTCCACCTCGTAGGCCTGACCAGGGAATATGCCGATGCCCTCCACCATGTCGCCACCAAGCAGCAGCACCGCTTCATTGACCGGGTGGTGCTTGCGTTGAATCTCGGTGATGGCAATGGCTTTGTCCACAAATCGCTCGATGCGTTTGCGGCACGTTTCTTTGTCGTAACTGACGGTTTTTTTACCTAACTGCCAATCGGTGCAATGCAACAGCGCCACCTCGGCTTTCTTGCTGTTAGGGAATGTCCGGGCTGGCGGCAGTTTGACCGGGGGTGTGGCCAGGGCTGCATCTTTTGCGGCCGTGTACACCGCCTGCACCAGTTCGTCGGTTCGATGCTTCAGTTTCGCGTAGGCCTGCTGTGATCGCTTTAGTGCCTCACGCAACTCTTGGGCCGTAGCGATTTCTTGGGCTTCATCCGCGAGCGCCACGTTTAGTCCTTATGCGAAAAACGACATTGTGATTGGCTGTGGGGAATCCGTATTTCTTGAGCAGTTGAGCGATGGCATGATTGCTGTACTCCAGGTCATCCAGCAACTCGTACCACTCAGCCTTGTTTTTCTGTTTCGCCAGCCACGTTTCCAGGTCGGCCTGCAGGTTTGATTTCTTTTTTATTTCGTCGCGTAAAGCCATTGCTGTGATCCTCCAGGTGTTTGTCAATCTTGCTTTCTACTCTACGAAGCACCTTAGTGACCTTTGCGTGGTCTGTGTGGTTTTCTCGACGTGCGCGCTCGATCATCCAGGTCGGTAGTCCGGCTGCTGTGATAATGGCTATTGCGCTAATCAGCGCTACCCAGATTTCGGTTGGCATGCAGGTTCACCCACTGCTGCACTTTTAGCGGTACTTTGTCGCCTACATAGTAACGCAGGTGCCAGGGCTCGCTTTGTAGTTCCCATGAGAATCCGAACCAGTCAGCGTTGGCAAGTAGCCATTCGAGACGTTTGCCACTTGCTTCGGAGATATCGACTGCTAGGCCGAGTGGATGGAACCCGGTGCCGGGCACTGCCATGATTGCGAGACCGGGCTTTAGGTAATACTTTTCGCCTTTGTACATGCGTACCGATTTGGTGTTGGCGATTGGTGCTTTGGTGTATCGCGCTAAGAATCCGCGTTCCTGTATTTCGAGTGTGCGGTAGGTATCCCAGTATGAAGTTGGTTTGATGCCTCGGATGCCATCTTGTCGTGCTGCTGATCGCATGGCGTGGTATGCCTGTGCTGCGAGCCAGTGCAGGCGGCCGTATGGGCGTACAGGCTTGAGCAGGTAGTCAGGTAATTTGCCAGGCTGAATGTTGACCAGGTCGGCTGGTAGCCGTACTGGTTTGACCGGGTATTTCACTTGCGGCCGTACCTATTGTCTTTCGTGTTGGCCCACGCGTAGATCAGTGGCAGTACGGCTGCGAGCCCGGCTTTTAGCGCGTTTGTTAGATCGTATTCGCTGGTGATAAGTACGGCGACGCTTCCAGCGACGAATGCTTTGCACCAATCCTCTAAGACGTGCTGCCACTTCATGCGCCCACCAGTGCCGCAATCTCATCGTCGGTGAGTCCGAGCGCGGCAAGTTTTGCTAGTGCGCTCTGACGTGCTGCGGTCTTGGCTACGGCTTCGGCTGCGATTTCGGCTTGCACTTCGGGCCAAGCGTCGTCAAGCGATTTCTTAGTTGGCTTGTCGCCGTCGTCGAGCATGGTGAGTCCGGCGTAGTCGTCGCCTTCTAGTTTCCATTCGCGGCCTGCGTAGCGGCGTGTTAGTACGGCTGCGTAGTCGGTCATGCTGACACCTCGAATGCTGTAATGCTTGAAACGACTCGTGGAAATACTGCCGTATCCGTGTCGGCAGTCGTGCGGTTGACATAAAGCGTGCCAGCACCAGTGATTCGTATTTGTATTTTGTAGGTCGTCGCGCTTGTCGTGTTGGGACTATCTAGATAAGTGATGATTTGCGGCATACCGAAGTTCACGCCGCCTGCGTCTGTTGCGCCATTAGCCGTAAATGCGCTGCCAACTGTTCGATTACTTGCCGCATCACCTAAGGCAATCGCGGTAGAACCTCTAACTAATTGCGTCTGAACTATGCGGTCGAGCGTCTGCGACGAGTTCAGATTCGCAATAACAAACACCTTGCTCGATGTTGCGCTCGGCGTAATGCTGACACTAAGCCCCGTAAGGTCTGTGTAGGACGTGCTAGTGGTAGTGAACGTATCCGTCTTAGTCGTACTGACGACCTGAAGGATGCGAAATGCGCCTCGCAAATCGTTCATCTGGGCGGCAGTCAATACCTGACCAGTTGTAAATGATGCTGGCAGGGTCGTCGGTGTTGCCATAGATACCTCAGCCTAGTACGTTGTCGCCATCAAGTAACCCGAACACCGCATCATCAAGTATCAGTTCATAAACAATCGTGGTGGGGCTCGTAAAGAATGTGATTACGTGGCCACCTGACACGGTGATCCGACCTTCGATGCCCTCGACAGACAATTCTTCAGCAATCTGGCTATTCAGCCCCGGTATCTGTTTCTCAATACTGATTGTGTCACCGATATCGACGCTGGCCACATCATCACGCTGGGTACTCGTCAAACGGCTAAATGTCGTAGTGACGCTGGTGTACTGCGGCTCAGGCTCAGGTTCCAGCAAGTAGTTGGCTAGGGCTGTGATTTCGCCTGAGATGTGCAGCAGGCTGTTGGTGATTGATTTTGACTGGATGAAGTACTTGGCGATGCTGGCGTTGTCTGTTGCGGTAGCGCTGCTGCCACTCAACGGCTCAACATAGGCACGGTTGACCACTCGATCAGCATCAAACTGGATGGCTACATCGGTGTACCCGGCACCTGTGCCATCATCCTTGAAACTGACCACAGGTGCGCTGAGCGTGGTGCCGACACGGTTTTGGAACGTCAGTGTGCCATCAGCGGCCATAAACAGGCGGCCTTGCTCAGCCTCGTTGATTTGCTGCAAATAACCAAGCGTGTTGGTGCCGGCTGGAATTGTGTATTGGCCGACACCGCCCAATTCGACGGTGCCTGACGCGATGCTGCGAGTGCCAGCAGGGTAATCAACCTCGGTCCGGTCAAGAATGTTGGTTACGCGAGCGCCAGACAGTTCAGCATTCACGTTGTAGGTATCAAGTTGCGTTTGAGCCAGACGGTAGAAGTCATCAGCGCATACGACTGTCACGCTGTCCAAATCGCCCAGGACAAAGTTGTAGTCGTACCCAGTGACAATTCCTGTAAACAGATAGGTGCCATCACGCGACAAGCGAACCTTGCGAAGTGGCGCTAACCCTGGCTCATTGTTGGCCGGGTCGTAATAGGGGCTGCTGGTGTCGTATGGCCCCAGGATGCCTGTTTCGTCAAGCATGTTGAACGACATGGTGCCTGCACCGAATTGGTAGTCGGTGCGTTGGCGGCCGCGCCTGTATCGAATGTCGGTGACGAATGGTGTTATGTCAGCGAACTGTGTGGTGCCATCCAGCACATAGTCGGTGTTGTCCAATACGCCTTTGAGTGCGTCATCTAGCAAGAATGCGTCAACTTGGAACCCGGTATCAAGTTCAAGCAGGTAATCACCTGACTGAACTACCGATGTGGCCATTACGCAATCTCCAGTTGCAGTGGGCCGCTGCGACGGTTGTATTCGATCAGGGCATCCACGATGGTGTCACCCAAATCGGATGGTGCTGTCACAGTGTTGACGGTGACGCTGATTACGTCGCCACCACCTGTCAAGCCATCTAGGACTGCTTCGGTGCCCAGTACTGCGCCTAGGCCGCCTCCACCGCCACCCATGATGGTCACTAGGTCTTGGCCGCCGCCTACGCCGCCTCCGCCGCCACCGATGCCTTGACCACCGCCGCCACCACCGCCGCCAATTGGCACGATCGGCACCACAGGCAATGTGCCAGGTGTTTCAGGTCGCAAGAACCTACGCTCAAGCAAATCAGGGCCACTGTCAGGGCCCGGCAATCTCGGTGCCACGAATCCTGGCGTGGTATCAGGCACATTGAACTTGGGTACGAGACTGTCAAGGCTTGGCAGTTTGATATCACCGATATTGAATATCTTGCCAATCAGGGCTACGACTGCGTACAGCGGCCCAAGCACCTGAGTGAGTACTGCGCCCCATCGGGCAAAACTGTTGCTAACTGCTTGCGTCTTGGATTCGAGATACACCAGCCCGGCCGCAAATGCTGCCGTTAGCACGATGGCTGCACCAATCGGGTTGGCTGCGACTGCCGCGTTGAATGCCCACTGTGCTGCCCTGGCTGCGATCAGGCTGGCTGTATAGACCTTCATTGCCAAGTTGATTGCCAACACTGCAGCCGAGACGGTGGCAATTACAGCACCAAATGTGACCAGTACGCCTGTGTTGTTCTGTACGAATTGTGCAGCCTTGTCCAGTACTGGTAGCAGACGCTCGACCACCGGGATTAGCGCCATGCCGATGTTTTCTTTAGTGTTGTCAACAGCGATAGCCACCCGGCGCATCTGGCCTTCATACGAATTGGCTGATGCCGACGCGGCACCACCGAAAGTGTCAGACAACTGGCCGAGAATCTTGTTGAAGTCTTTGGCTTTGACCGCGTTCTCATCAAGTGGGATGCCGAGACGTTGCAAGGCTGTGACCTGACCATTAGCGGCTTTTGACAGTGCAATGCTGACGCTTTCCAGATCGCTACCTGTCGCGGCACTGATATCGAGCGCCACTGCCAGCAGGTTCTGGGCTTCCTCAACATCCCCAGTGGCCCGGACTAGGTTGCCGAGGGCTGGGCGCAGCATCTCGTCAGATACGGCCGCAGCGCGCTCTGTCGCGGCAATGAACTGCTCATTAGCGGCAATCTGCTCGTCGGTGGCATCAGCCGTGTTGCGTAGCGCCTGGGCAAGTAGTTCTTGGGCTTTCAAGTCCTCCATCGCGGCTTTCGTGGCCAGCGTGGCTGCGGCACCTAATCCAGCCAGGGCTGCAGCCGCAGGCACTGCGGCTTTCTTGAGCGCGAATTGAGCCTTAGCGCCAGCGCCTTCAAGGCTCTTGAACTCATTGATGGCCGACTTGATGCCCTTCGAGTCAAACTCGGAGACAATAGGAATACTTACGGCCATCGTTACAGCCTACGAACCTTTGCTAGTCACCAGATTGCGGTTGACTTCCTTCATTACGCTTTCACACAATTTGAGCATCTCGGCTTCGACCTGTGATCGGTTGCGCTCAAATGATGGCCACATGACACGCGATGCGCTACCGAAACGCAACTGCAACGCGCGCGCAAGCGGATTGGTTCGCTTACGACCAGCCATGTCAAACGTCTGGTTGGCGAGTCCTGACCACACCAAACGGAATGTGCCCACGTTGACCAAATCGCCTCGGTATTCCTTTACTCGACGAGTACTGATTTTTGCGACCAACAGTTTCTGGGCTACCGCTTTGTTCCAGCCGCCTTCTGGGATGATGGCGTACCCAGATTTGGTTGACCATTTGCGATTGAGCCCAGACAACGGTGCTTGCTGCGGTATCGCGGCCTTCGCATCAGCAATCACGCCAGCAACAATCTTTTTGTAATCCTTAGTCACCTCGCGACGCAACGACTTATCAATCTTGTTTAGCTCTTTGAGGGCATCCTTGATGCCGTAGACCTGGATTGTCGTTTCAGCGGCCACGTTTGTTCGCTTTCTTTGCTAGAAGTAACACGGTAGCCAAATCCTCGTAATCGAATCTGATATCCGGTGGCCACCAGCCTGTAGCCAACAGCAACTCTGCTAACTGCCTGCGGAGGCTGCCGCTTCCGTAGGGTTTGTCGATTGCTCCTCGATCACATCCAAATCGGTGACGCATTCAAGCCAAGTGTCATAATCGCGATTCTCTTTCGCCATCGCTACGAGACGGTGCCAAGCCATGAATGCCAAGTCATCGATGCCGATGCCGTTCATCATGTCGCGCACGGTTTTCTTTTTTTTGCGTTCCCAATGCGCGGTATCCGCGAGCGTTGTCACCACTGTTTCCTCAACCACCGCACCAGTTGGGGTGCGGTACGCCACTTTTATGTTGAACTTCACGGCACGATATCTTCGACGAGTGTTCCGCCTGTAATGGTGATTTCAATCTCGGACAATTCGCCTAGCGTGGCGTTGACTACATCGAGCGATTCGAGGTAGCCGCCAGTGATCTGGAACTCCGGGTTAGTGGCGCTGATTGCGCTGCTGGTCGGCTTGACTGCGACGTACACATTGGTGCCTACCAGGGCTGTGAGATCGACGTATGAGCCAGGCGTTGCGCTGTACTCCATGAGCAGCGTGGCTGTGACGGTCACGTTGGTCAAGCCGCCTACGTACTGGCGGCCAGTGACACCAAACGATGTGGCATCAAGCGCTTCACGCGACTTGGTGATGACCACTGCCTTGCACTGGTCTGACAGGTCTTTGATGCCAGCAAGGTTCGGGCCGATGCCGAACGTGGGGGAGGCGAGGTAGGTGACTGCAGTT